CTTGCGCGAGGCGGCGAAACGAGTCGGCGCCCGCGAGGTCGGCGACCATCCCGTTTTGAGTAAGCACGCGCCGAGCAAGGTAACCCGCGGGCGCGCCCTGAAAGCCGCGCGCGAGGCCAAGGGACTAAGCGGCGCCGACGTTATGGGCCACCTAGGGATAGACCGGGGCTCGGGCGCCATGACCTCATGGGAGAGGGGCGGTCAACCCTCCGACCTCAAAAAACGGGCGGCGCTATCCAAGCTCCTCGACCTCCCCAAAGATTTTTGGACCCCGCCGAAAGGCAACGGCAAGGCGTCGCCATGAGGGCCGCGCTTTGCCTGGTCGCCGCCCTCGGGCTCGCCGCGTGCGATCCCGGCGGGGCGAGCTACTCGCCTAAGACGGTGCACGCTTGGCCCAAATCGGCGAAGGCCAAAAAGGCGTGCGCCGCGGTTAAAATGCCGTTGTCGACCGCCGCGCGGCGCCTCGATTATTGGCGTTGCACGGGCCGAACCTCGGCAGGATAACCACCCCGCGAGAGTCCCCGCCGCGATCCCCGCGGGGGACTCGGACTGGCAAACGGCGCCGGGCTGCCCTGCCTTGGCGCCGTTTGTTTGCCCGAGGCATAGCGAACCCCCGCCTATTGTGTCCCCGCGTGGGTTGCTCTACTAAACGTAGCGCAATATCCACAAACCGCCGCGGGGGGCCCTATGCGGCCAGTTTTTCACGAGGCGTTGCGCCTAGAAATCAAAGCGGCCGACCTCGGCAAGCGACATTTTCGCGGCATTGCTACCACGCTACACGCCGATCATGCGGGCGACGTCGTCGAGCCGCGCGGCGCTGAATTCTCTTTGCCGCTGCCGCTCCTGCGACTGCATCGGCAAGCCGAGCCTATCGGCGAGGTTTACCAGGCGACCGCGACCGACGACGGTATCGAGATCGAGGCGCGCGGGCCGGACAAAACCCCGCTCGACTATGTCAATGAGGCGTGGGAGCAAATCCGCGCGCGCCTGGTCAAGGGATTGTCGGTCGGTTTTCAACCGCTGGAATACGAGCCGATTCGCGACAAGAAAGGCAACCCGACCGGCGGACTCCATTTCAAGCGGTGGCGGTGGCTAGAGCTATCTGCCGTTACGATTCCCATGAATCCCGACGCCGCCCTATCCCTACGCTCGCTCGCGCGAGGCGACCTCATGGCCGCCCATGACCACGAGACGCGCGCCGCCCTCCTCGCGAGGGCTTCTATCGCGGGCGAGTCGCCGCGCGACCTAAGCCGAACGAACCGCGCTCGCGCCGCGCTCGCGCTGGCCGACCGCGCGCTAAAAGGATTCACGCCATGAATTACGCCGAGCTTTTGCAGGCGGCACAGACTCGCCTCGTGACCGCCCGCGACGCGCTTACCGCTAAGATGGCGGCGCGCGCCGAAAATCCCGACGACGAGACTCTCGGAACCGAGGTCGACGCGCTTCTCGACCAGGTCGAAAAAGAGTCCGTCGAGGTCAAGCGACTCGATCGCCTCGAAAAGGCGATGGCCGCGCGCGCGCTGCCGATCCCGGGGCCTGGTCACAACGGCGGGCCGACCCTGATTCCGCCGCGGCAAGCGGAATTCAAGCCGAGCGCGGACCTATTCATCCGCGGCGCCTTGTGCGCGACCGAGGCGTTTTATACGCATCGCGACCCGCTCGAAATCGCGGCGACCCGCTACAAAGACGACGAGGTTACAGCGTTCTTTGTCGGGCTCACGACAAAGGCGGCGCAACCGCCCGCGACGACGTTTACCGCTACCTATGCGGCCGAACTGGTCCGGCAAACCTATCGGGCCTGGATGGACGCGCTAGCCTCGGTTGCGGTCGTTCCGCGGCTGCCGTTCCGCCCGGAAAATTTCGACGACGGTTCGCCGATCATCTATCCGCGGCGCGCGCCCAAGGGAGCATTCCCCGCCAATTTTGAGGCGCTTTGGCGGAAGGAAGGCGACCCGATTCGGGTCGGCGTCCTGTCGCTCGCCTCCGATACCATGCGGCCCTATTCGGCCGGTGTTATCGGGCATTTCACGAAAGAGCTATTCAAGCGATCGACTCCGAATATCGAGACCGTGATTCGCGAGGCGATTGTCGACGATACCGCCGAAATGCTCGACGGCTACTTTTTCTCGGCAACGGCGGGAGTGACCGACGTGCGCCCGCCCGGCATCGCAAACGGAGTCGTCGGCCCCGACTCGACCGCGTCGACCGGCAATGAAACCTTGCAGGTCGAGGGCGACCTTAACCGGATGATTGCCGGACTCCTGGTCACGCGGCGCCTTGGCCGCTCGCCGGCATGGGTCATGAATCCGGTTAACGCCGCGGCAATCGGCACGGCGCAAAACGCTTTCGGGCAACCGCTTTACCCGGGCATGGCGAATATCGGCGCGCCGAACGCCACCCTAAAGGGATTCCCCGCCTATATGTCGCCGTCGATTCCCGACTCCCTGGTTTTCCTTCTCGACGCGGCGAATATCGCGTTCGCAGGCGGGACTCCGTCGTGGGAAGTGTCCGACCAGGCGACAATCCACGAGGAGAACACGGCGCCCGCGCCTATCGGCGGCGCGGCGGTCGCAAACCCGACGCGGTCGCTTTTCCAGACGCATAGCGCGGCGGTCAAGGCGGTTTACGAACTGTCATGGCTCGCCCTGCGACCCGGCGCCGTGCAAATCCTTACCGCCGTCGATTGGAAATCCGGCATTACGCCGAGCCCGATTGTCACGGTTCCGGCGCCCGCGCCGCCGTTCGCCGCTGGCGCGAATGGCAACGGCGCCCGCCGCACCTAGCCTGCTACGGCGAGCCCCTCGACGGTCGAGGGGCTCGCCGCCCTACCGCATGAGGTCGCCAATATGGGAATCGTCGACCGCGTTAAAAACTGGCTGGGCTTCCCGGGTCCGGGCGCCGAGGGAAGCTATCGCGGTCCCGCTCTCGGCATTGGCGAATTCAACGGCTGGTTTCCGGTTTCATTCGGCGACGGCTTCCAACAAAACCTTGACCTCTACCGCGGCTCGGGCGCGCGCGGCGTCCCCGCGGTCTATGCCGCGGTTATGTCGTTCGCGCGGGCGGTGTCGCAATGCTACCCGGAACACAAGCGGACCGACGCGACCAGGCGAGTCGAGGTCGTAAGGACGTCGCCCGCCTCGCGCATCATGCGGGCGCCGAACGGTTACGAGACGTGGCCGCAATTCATTTACAACGTTACCGCGTTGATGGGATTCGATGGCGAGGCGGTCGCCGTCATCCTACGCGACGACCGTTTCGCGCCGACGTCGTTTCATTTGATGGGACGCGGGCGGGCTATGCCCTACCTCGACGCCGAGTCGGGCGCCTTGTTCTATTCGATAGGCGACGCGCCCATGTTGCCATGGCAGGGCGGCGCGCCGGTCGGCATGGTGCCCGAGCGCGACGTTATCCATTTTCGGCAGTACACGCCGCGACACCCGCTTATCGGCGAGTCGCCGATCAAGGCGGCGGCGCTGGCGACCGGAGTCAACGTCGCTCTATCGGCAACGCAAGCGGCGTTTTTTGCCAACATGGCGCGCCCCTCGGGAGTCCTGTCGACCGACCAGGCATTGACGAAAGACCAAATGACCCGGCTACGGGAGGCGTTCAAAGAGCAATCGACGGCATGGCAAAAGGGCGAGCTTCCGATTCTCGGCAACGGTCTAAAATTCCAGCAACTAACGGTTAACTCGGTCGACGCGCAATTGATCGAGGCGCAACGTATGTCGGTCGAGGACATAGCCCGAGTCTATGGCGTGCCGCTCCCGGTCATCGGCGACCTATCCAAGGCCACGCTACAAAACACGGAACACCTGATTAACCTTTGGCTTAGCGTGTCGCTTGGCGCGCTCCTCGAAAACCTGGAGCGGTCGCTCGACCGCGCCTTTCAATTCGGCGCCGACGACTTTTGCGAACTCGATACGTCGGCGCTCCTGCGAACCGATTTCGAGGCGCGCGTTAATGGCCTGACAAAGGGCATACAGGGCGGGCTCTATACGGTCGACGACGCGCGCGACAAAGAGGGACTGTCGCCCGCGGTCGGCGGTGGCGAGCCTATGCTCCAAGAGCAAATGATTCCGCTTAGCTACC